GCGGCCATGAGCGTTCCTGATCTACGCCGCCCGCGGGCTCACCAGGCCAGCGCCGGTAATAATGGCCATCCAGGTACACGGATCCGCGTAGACGAGCCGCAGCCACAGTGCCGGTCGGAATGTCATAACCGTTAGCAGCTGCATAGTCCTCAAAGCCGATGTCGTCTCCGTAGCCGGGCATGGATTACTCCTTGTTGAATTTAGGCTCTGGCTTACTCATCTTTGGCTTTCCTGCAAGCATAATCACTACACCAAGCGCCGCGTAGTCTTCGATCTGCTCACTGTTGAATTCTTGCGGATTTTCCACGTTTGCGGATTTTCCGGCCTTCACAATCTCACTACCGCCATAGACCTTAATGGCCTTGTCGCGTGTCGAGTTGTTTGAGATTTTATAGGTTGGCATGGTCGCCTCCTGAAAAAGCGAGGGCCGAAGCCCCCGCGTTAATTAGCTTGAAGTGCCTTTGCGCAACACCTGAGGCTGCTGGCATATATAGAGCGGATACGAATATATCTCGCCGCGAGTCCATGCCTGACGATCCCTGTCAGGAATGTTCAAAGCGTAAGTGTCCATTCCCAGGGTCTGGACGAAAGGACCAAACTCAGCCGGTGCCATCGCTTTCTTAAACACGCCGCTCGCCCCGATTGGGAAGAACTTTGCTTCGTCGTCTGCGATTGCTACAGTCGAGTTGTCATCAGTGCCACGGTAGTTGTGGAACGTGATGCCGCCGTAGGTAAAAGCGTTGAAAGCCGCGCCTTGCCGAAGGTCTGTCGCCGCTGCCCAGCCGGTGAAAGTTGCCACAACTTGCTCGTGATTGATCAGCAGGTCATAGAACGTGTCGCCTACCAGTGCGTGAACAGTCGTTGCCGACGTAAACGCACCCTTAGCAGAACGAGACATTGCGCGGATGACTTCGGCGCACTTGCCGCGAACGTCGGTTGCAGCAGTGCCCAGCGCGAAGTTCACTGCAGCAGGCTCAGACTCACCAAACTGAGCAAAGTAATCATAAATTACAGTGCTGCCATCGGAGTCCAGCAACTTACCTTGCAAAGCGCCAAGCCGGTGATGCTCCTGAGTCAGCTCAACGTCAGCCCGCGTGCGCGCCAAGCGGCGAAGATACTCGCCCTGCACCTGCTCTAGCTCGGTCTCGGAACCGAAGGCGCGGATGTCTTGGATCTCTTCGGCATAGAGCGTAAAGCCCTTAGCCAGTCGAGTCGTCTTAAAGGGCACGGCGTCCCGGTTGTCGATAGCCAGCTCGGAAGGAGCGGAGCCAGTCGCGCTTGTTGGAATAAGTGTCAGGCTACCATCGCGCTGATCGACGAATACGGTACGAGTACGCACCGGCATGGGCTCAAAGAGGCCAAGCTCGCCAAGCAACTGGGGCTGATAGTCCAGTTTGTTCACGACGCCCGAAAGAGACGTCATGGAAAAAGCACTGTTATTAAAGATGTCCATTGAAGCCATGAGAGGTTTCCTTTATCGAACGATGATGCCAAGGGCTTTGAGAGCCAGATTGGATGCGGTGACTTGTGCGCCGTCTGCGCCGACTTCATAAGTCAGTTCAGACTCGGCAACTTCAGAGAGTCGAATAAACAGCGTTGAAGCGTTGTCAACTCCTGAGCCGGTTGTGTTAGTCAGGGTTTCGTAAAGGACTCCCGCCTCGTTTTCTGAGCCGTCGCCCGCGCCTGCGGCATGCCGCACAAACTTGCCGGTTGCAGTGATCTTTCCGAGGATAGTCCCGCCCGCATAGGTAGTGTCTGCCGGGACTGTCACGGTAACGTCATCAGAGTTCTGATACCCGTTAGCCTGACTGATGATAAAAGCGGCGGACGCTTTGCCTTTCGTTAGGATTGCCATGATTTACGCTTCCTTTTTAATTTTGACGCCAGCAGATTTAAAAGCCGAGTCGTTCCAGCCGCCTGCACCGTCTGTGGATTTAACGCCGCCAAGGTGCCGCAGTGAGTCAGTGGTGGTCTCGGAATCTTCGGTAAGGATGTCGAAGCGCGCATCAATATACGCCTCGGACTTGTCCTTGATAGCCGCGTCGCCCAGCTTAGCTGCAACGGTGGCCTTGCGGATGCCCGCATCACTAACGCCGGTTGTGTCTAGGTCTTTAGCAATAACCTTGGCCTTTCCGATCAATTCAGCGCGATCCTGGACCCGCTTATCAAGTGCGGCCTCGTCCATGACCTTGCCTTTCAGGTCATTCAATTTTCGGTCCTGTAGCTTGGCTACTTTCTTTCTTTTTTCGCTCGCATCGGTAATGGCTTTAGCTTCGGCGTCAGCGGTTTTCTTTTGCGCGTCTACAACGTCTTTCTGCAATTTCTCGATGGCCAGGGCGCCCTCATCGGTAGTTGTTACCGATAAGCCGTCCAAGACCACACTTTTGAGTTTATCAGTCATACTGTGTGTCCTTTCATCTGCACTTCGTGTGGTAGGGCGAGCGCCCCAGTGATTCGCACTGTCGCCAATGCGGAATTCTTTGCCGGCACGAGCTGCGGGGACGATTGCCAAATGGTCAACAATAATGCCCTCCTGCTTTGCTTGATACGGCGTGCCATCTGGGGCAACTGCGTCACCCCAGGTTAAGGTTGCGCGGTAGCCTACTGACAATTCACGCTGTCCGTCCTGCACTTGTTTGATAGCAGCCGCGTCCATAAGCGCAAGGCTGACGCGGATGCTTTCGCCATCTCGGGCCACCTCTTCGCCAATCTGTCCGGCTGCAAAATCTTTCCAATTACTGGCGTCTACTGGCACAGCCGGGTGGTTAACTGTTACTGGCTTGCCTGAAAATGAGGCCATGCTGTCTTTTTGAGAAGACTTGATCTTCGCCTCGGTACACGGCCACGGTTTCAAGTTCAGGCTTGCCCACTTCTGCGCCGGAGTACACTTGAGTACCAGTGCGTGCACACTTAACGTTTGCAACCAGATAGCCGTCTCGGGTAATCCGAACACCGTCCATCTCTGTATTGTCTATAAACTGCATTATACATCCTCCAACGGATCAGGCGGCTCTTGCTCAGACAAGCCCCCGAATTCTAACATCGCGGCCTCAAGCCCCGGCAGGTCGCCAGCTTCAATAAACGAGTTAACCAGGCTATCGGATAGCGCTTCAATGGGGATTATCTGCGTGGTGCTTATGCCATCGCCAGCCAAAACCCTGGCGGCGTCTGCTTTCACCTTAAATATTTCAGCCTTCTCTTTCTCACTCATCTGCCAGAGAGGGTTAAACGTGAACCAGCAATCATCAGGGCGGCTGCCCAAAGCTGACCGAACTACCACATTCAGCAGCTTTTCCAGCGGCTCGCGTAGGGTTAGCTCCTGCTCTGCACCTATGCGGTTGTAATAGTTCTTCTCGTCGCCTTCACCCGTAGCGTTCATGCCGCTAGGACTCTGGCCTAGAAATCGGCTGGCCGGGATGTCAGCGGCACCAGATACGATCTGAAGCTGTAAGCGCTGGACTTCGGGCAGTTGAGAGAAATTGATGGTCTTCTGTTGGTATTCGTCTTCTTTGTCTAGCACCACGGCGTTCACCGTGGATTTCATGCTTTGGACTAGGCTGAATCGTTCTATAACAGCATCTTTATAAGCCTGTGATTCCATGCCGCGCATGAAGCCGTCAATTTTGAACACGTCAACCTTGGCTTCTTGAACCAGCGCCGCTATACCCTGCTGCCCGGCAGTGGCGTCTTTAATGGCGATCTCAATAGCATCAAGGATGCTGTCGCCCCAGCGATCTACAAGGACTTCCCAGTCAGTCGGGAGGTCAGCGCCGATGAAGCGCACAACACGCGATGGGTGAATGCGCACGGAACCGCCAGCAGCGCCTACCAGGTCGTAATACGTGGGCTCCATATAGGTCGGTGACATGGGGTCATAGTCGAGAAGGCCGCTGGTCATGTGGTAGCGATCCATAACTTTTAGGAACGCGACGCCGCCTTTGCCAACGGTATTTGGGTTCAGCGGTGTTGAGTGATCGTCTGAGCCGTCGCTGATAAGGATGGCTGAGCCGCCGTAGAGTCTGGCTTGTTTGATTGCGTTGAAAACTTTACTTAGGACGCCGA